CACGCCCGGAGTATGACGCATTCCTGATGTGGGGCGGGTTTGACCCGGCCAACCCGCCTGACCCGCTGGCGGTGCTGGGGCTGACGCAGGGGCTGCGGCAGACCGATTCCCTCGAAGTCTTTCCGTGCCCGTTGCCCGATGAGCGTGGGCGGTATCTCAGCAAGTTTTTCCTGCACGGCGTGCGCTGGATGCACCGGGAGGCATACGAGCGGATCGGGCGACTGCAACAGGGCGAGAAACTCCGCTTGTTTCTTGAGGTTGGAAACCCTGCCGACCCAAACGCCGTGCAGCTTCAAACGACTGACATTTTCGGGCGACTCCCGGTTGGCTATGTGCCCCGTTACCTCGCGCTGGATGTGCGTGAACTTTGCGGTTCTTGCAGCCCAGAGTTTATTGAGGTGACGGTCGAGCGGCTGAACGCGGGCGCGCCGCTGCAACAGCGGGTGCTGTGCCGGATGAGTTCGTGCTGGCCTAACAACTTCACGCCCTGCGGCGGCGAACCCTTCCAAGCGATCATCGAGACGCCCGAGGCGACGGGGCGAGCCGGACGCTTGGGGGGCATTCGTGGATGAGGCCATCGTTGAACTCGCGGCGCTCGCGTGGTTTCAGTCGCTGGGCTATGAACTGCGATACGGGCCGTCGATCGCGCCGGGCGAACCGGACGCCGAACGCAGCGACTTCTCGCAGGTGGTGCTCGAAGGCCGGTTACGGAAGGCGATGGTGCGGCTGAACCCCGGCGTGTCGGCGGAGTCAATCGACGATGCCTTCCGCAAGGTGAGCCGGGCGGACCTGCTGGGGGGCGGCGTGCTGGTGATGCGCAACCGGGCGGTCCACAGGATGCTGGTGGACGGGGTGACAGTCGAAGAGAAGCGGGGTGACGGCTCGATCGGCGGCGTGATCGTGCGGGTGATCGACTTTGACGATCCATCGAACAACCACTGGGCCGCCGTGAACCAGTTCACCGTGACGGAAGGTCAGCACACGCGCCGGCCCGACATCGTGGTTTTCGTGAATGGTCTGCCGCTGGCGGTGATCGAACTGAAGAACGCCGCCGATGAGAGGGCCGACATCTGGCAGGCGTTCAACCAGCTCCAGACGTACAAGCAGCAGATTCCCGCGCTGTTTGCGTACAACGAACTGCTGGTGATCTCCGACGGGCTGGAGGCACGGGTCGGCACGCTCAGCGCCGACCGCGAGCGGTTCATGCCGTGGAAGACGATCGAGGGCGAAACTCTCGCGCCCGCGAGCGTGGCGAAGCTCCAGGTGGTGCTGGAGGGCGTGTTCGAGATGCGCCGGCTGCTGGACCTGATCCGGTTCTTCGTGGTGTTCGAGGATGGAGCGGGCTCGGGCGGCGTGGCGCTGCCGGGTGGGGGGGCGACGAAGAAGGTGGCGGGCTATCACCAGTTCCACGCGGTAAACAACGCCGTCGATGAGACGGTGCGGGCGTCGGCGGAGCATGGTGATCGCCAGGTGGGCGTGGTCTGGCATACGCAAGGATCGGGCAAGAGCCTGACGATGGCGTTCTACGCGGGCCGGTTGATTGCGCGGCCCGAGATGGAGAATCCGACGATCGTTGTGCTGACCGACCGGAACGACCTGGACAACCAGTTGTTCGCCACCTTCGCCCGCTGCCACGAGGTGATTCGCCAAAAGCCGGTGCAGGCCGAGAGCCGGGCGGACCTGCGGGCGAAGTTGAGCGTGGCCGCGGGCGGCGTGGTGTTTACCACAATCCAGAAGTTTCTGCCGGATCCGGAGGGGGGCACGAACGGGGCACTGTCCGCGCGCCGCAATATCGTGGTCATCGCTGATGAGGCGCACCGGAGCCAGTACGACTTCGTGGACGGGCTGGCGCGGGCGATGCGGGATGCACTGCCCAAAGCCTCGTTCATCGGGTTCACGGGCACGCCCATCGAGAAGACCGACGCGAACACGCGGGCTGTGTTTGGCGACTACATCAGTAAGTACGACATCCAGCGGGCCGTCGAGGACAAGGCGACCGTTCCGATCTACTACGAGGCGCGTACCGCGAAGGTCCGCCTGAGCGACGCCGCGATTCCCAAACTCGACGAGGAGTTCGAGGAGGCGACTGAAGGGGAGGAAGTCGAGCGGAAGCAGGCGCTGAAGACCAAGTGGGCTGCTATTGAGGCGATTGTTGGTAGCGCCGAGCGCGTGGCGCTTGTGGCCGACGACATCGTCAAGCACGCGCAGGCTCGTTTCGATGCGATGTTCGCGGAGACCGGGGACGCGGGCAAGGTCATGATCGTCTGCATGAGCCGGCGGATCTGCGTGGATCTCTACAACGTTCTCGCCACACTCAAGCCTGAATGGGCCAGTAGCGAGGACGCGAAGGGCGTGATGAAGGTCGTGATGACGGGCTCGGCCTCCGATCCGGCGGAGTGGCAGGAGCACATCCGAACGAAGTCGAGGCGGGAGGAACTGGCCAACCGCTTCAAGGACCCCAAGGACGGCGTGCGCATCGTCATTGTCCGTGACATGTGGCTCACGGGGTTTGATGCGCCGTGCCTGCACACGCTGTATGTGGACAAGCCCATGAAGGGGCACGGTCTGATGCAGGCGATCGCCCGCGTCAACCGCGTATTCGGCAACAAGCCGGGCGGCCTCGTGGTCGATTACCTCGGCCTGGCCCACGAACTGAAGCAGGCGCTGGCGGCGTACACCGAGAGCGGGGGCGCGGGCAATGACATCAAGATCGACCAAGATGACGCCGTCGCCGCGATGCTGGCGGCGCACGAGCGCTGCTGCGAGGTGTTTACGAAGTCGCCCAAGGGTCCCTCCGGGAGGACCGCCGAGGCACCGTTCGATTGGTCGCACTGGAAGACCGGCACGCCACAGCAGCGACTGTCGGTTTTGCCTGCGGCCCAGGAACGGGTGCTCAAGGCCAAGGATGGAAAGGCGACGTTCTTGCTCGCGGTCAAGGAGTTGTCGCAGGCGTTCGCGCTCGCCGTGCCGCACGACGAGACGCTGCGGATCCGGGACGATGTGGGGTTCTTCCAAGCGGTGCGAGCGGCCCTGACAAAGTCGATCGGTGAGAAGCAGCGGTCGCCGGCGGATGTCGAACTGGCCCTGCGTCAGTTGGTCAGCCGGGCGGTCGCGTCGGAAGCGGTGCTCGATATCTTCGCCGCGGCGGGGCTGAACAAGCCGAACATCGGTGTGCTGTCGGAGGAGTTCCTTGCGGACGTGAAGGGGATGCCGCAGCGCAACCTCGCAGTGGAACTGCTCAGGAAGCTCCTCGCTGGCGAGATCAAACTGCGGGGCAAGCGGAACGTTGTGCAAGCCCGGTCGTTTGCGGAGTTGCTTGAGCAGGCGATCCGGCGATACCAGAACCGTTCGATCGAGGCGGCTCAGGTCATCGAGGAGCTGATCGAGCTCGCCCGCGCGATGCGTGAGGCCGACAAGCGGGGCGAGACACTCGGGCTCACGACCGACGAACTGGCCTTTTACGATGCGCTCGAAGTGAGCGACACGGCGGTGAAGGTCCTGGGGGAGCCCACACTCCAGCAGATCGCCCGCGAGCTGGTTCAGTCTGTTCGGGCAAACACGAGCATCGACTGGACGATCAAGGAGTCCGTCCGAGCGAAGTTGAGGGTCATCGTCAAGCGCATTCTGCGGAAGTACGGCTATCCGCCGGACAAGCAGGAGAAGGCAACGCAGACGGTGATCGAGCAGGCCGAGTTGCTTCTGGCTGACGCCAACTCGTGGTGCGCGACAAACTCGGCTGGTTAGCAGAGGGGTAGTGGCGAGGGCACCGAGCTCTCGCCATATGTCACAGCCACGAACCAAGAACATCCTGACGATCGGCGGCAGGGCTGCGCCCTGTCTACCTCTCCGCGCGGTCGAGTTGCTGGCGGCGGCCACGGCTCGGCTGATCGATGCGAACGTCCCGGTTCTGGGGCCAAACATCGAGCATGCCGGTTCCGACTCGCCGCGACTTGACCTTTTGGATCATGCAGCCCTCAGTGTGCCTACGGGTGAACGCGACCGTCCCGAACCGGAGAACGCGCCGCGATGTGACCCGAAGGAGCCTGACTGCCGATGACGCCCCCCACGCACGCCCCCCCAACCCCGAAGACGACCATCCAGCAACAGATCGAAAAGCTCCGACACATGCCTGTGTCGCGGCTGCGGGAGCGCTACGCCGACGCCTTCGGCGAGCCGACGACATCCGGGAACCGCCAATGGCTGTTCCGCCGGGTGGCCTGGCGAATCCAGTCGCTCGCGGAGGGTGACCTTTCCGAACGGGCGCGTCGTCGTGCCGCCGAGTTGGCGCGGGACGTCGACGTCCGGGTCCGGCCCCCGACGTTTGGGGAACTCGCAGAGGAGCCGCGATCGGGCACCCGTTTGGTGACAATCACGGGGCGGATCGTCTCGGCGGGCAACGACCGCCTGCCTGCGCCCGGCTGCGTCCTTCGCCGCGTGTTCAAGGAGAAAGAGCATGAGGTCACGGTGCTCCCCCAAGGCTTTGAGTACGAGGGGAAGGTGTACCGCTCGTTGTCGGCGGTGGCGACGGCAATCACCGGATCGCACTGGAACGGCTTCCTGTTCTTTGGGCTAATCAAGAAGGGGGCCGTATGACTACCGCCGCGTCACAACGCGCACGCCGAGCCGCCGTGAACGGCACCGCTGGTGAGCGCGGAACATCCAAGCTGGGCCCGCGATCGATCCGGTGCGCCATCTACACCCGCAAAAGCACCGAGGAGGGGCTTAACCAAGAGTTCAACAGCCTCGACGCCCAGCGAGAGAGCGCGATCGCGTACATCGCCAGCCAGAAGAACGAGGGGTGGCAGTGCCTCCCCGAGAAGTACGACGACGGCGGGTTCACCGGCGGGAACATTGAGCGGCCAGCGCTGAAGCGCTTGATGGCCGATATCGAGACGGGACAGGTCAACTGCGTCGTGGTCTACAAAGTCGACCGCTTGAGCCGGTCGCTGATGGACTTCTCGCGGCTCATGGAGCTCTTCGACCGTAAAGGCGTGTCGTTTGTGAGCGTCACGCAGCAGTTCAACACGACCCACTCGATGGGGCGGCTGACGCTCAACATCCTCCTGTCGTTCGCGCAGTTCGAACGCGAGATCATCTCCGAGCGCACGCGGGACAAGATCGCGGCGGCGCGACGGAAGGGAAAGTACGCCCACGGCAAGCCGATCCTCGGGTACGACTATGTGCCCTATCCCCCGCCCTTCACGGGTCGCCGGTTGATGGTCAATAAAGCCGAGGCCGAGCGGATTCGGCGGATCTTCGAGTTGTACCTTGAGGCACGAAGCATCATGCATGTCGCCGACGAGTGCAACGCACGCGGATGGGCGACCAAGAGCTGGACCACGACTGCGGGACGGGTCGTCGGCAACCGGGCGTTCGACAAGACGATCATCTCCCGGCTCCTCCGTAATCCCCTCTACGTTGGGAAGGTGCCGCACAACGGAGCGGTCTACGACGGCGAGCACGAAGCCATCGTCGACGAGGATCTCTTCCGCCGCGTGCAGACCCAACTGAAGCTGGCAGCGGAGCGCGGCGGGGCGAGCGTCAAGAACTCGACCGGCTCGCTGCTGGGCGGGCTGGTGCGGTGCAAGGGGTGCGGGTGCGCCATGTGCCCGAGCAGTGCATCGAAGAAGAAGCCCGACGGTTCGCGTGTCCGCTACCGCTACTACGTCTGCTGCAACGCGGTGAAGCGAGGGCGGAAGCACTGCGCTTCGCCGTCCCTGCCCGGGCCTGCCCTTGAGACGTTTGTCATCGAGCAGGTCAAGGCCGTGCTCGTCAATGACCTGTCGATGCGTGCCGTCGTCGCCCGGGCGCTGAACCTGTTACGCGAGGCAGCGGCACGACTGGTCGCTCGCCGCCGCGGTCATGTCGGTCATTGCCAACACCGCACGAGATCCCAAGCGATCACGCGTACTCAAGCCATCCGACTTTGACCCATTCAACAAACCCTCCCGACCCGTCAAGGTTGGCGTGTCGGTCCTCAAAGACGTGTTCATCGACCGCCAGATGCCCGTGATCCCGGCGGTCGTCAAGGAGCCTCGCGCATGAAGAGCCTGACCACCCGTCACTATGTCTACTTCGGAGCCCTGATCCTGCTCGCGCTGGCCCTCGCATCGTGCGCCGGGCTGGACCTTGGCGACCTCGTCAAGGTCAAGACGCCCAACACGATCCAGCAGACCACGGGCCTGCCGTCAACGCTGAGCCTCAACGAGGCCGAGGTCGAGTACCAGAACTGGTTCAACATCACACAGACGACTGGAGCGCAGTGGAAGGGCAACATCGGAAAGGCGGGCGAGATCCGCGGCCTGCTCGGCCAGCTCACCCTCTCGGCGCTCGACACCGTCGGGCCAACGGTTGCTGGCCTGCCGGTGCTCGGGCCGGCGCTCCCGGCGCTGACGGGCATCGTGGGTCTGTTCATCGGGTCTGGCCGTCTTCGCAAAGAGAAGGAAGCGTCGTTCAACAAGGGGCTGGAGAAGGGCAACGGTCTCGCCAGCACCGGGAACGGCGGGGCTGGCGGGGGCGGGGGGCGCGGGGGGACGGCGTGATCACCATGCGGATCAAGGACATGTTCTTCGACCGCCACGTCGTGATGGCGGCGGTCGACAACGCCAAGCGGAAGGTGCTCAGCAAGGCCGGCGCGTTCATCCGCACGGCGGCACGCACGAGCATCCGCAAACGCAAGGGGTCGGCTCCTGCCGGGAGTCCGCCTCATTCGCACGAGGGCAGCCTGCGGCGACTGATCCTCTTCGGGTACGACAAGCCCAACGACTCGGTGGTCGTGGGGCCGGTGGGCTTCAAGAAGAGTGAAGCCCCGAATGTCCTGGAGTACGGCGGCGATGTCGTCGTGCTTCGCAGACGCGGCGGCAAGCTCACGTCACAAAAAGTCAAGATCGCGCCGCGGCCGTATATGGCCCCAGCGCTAGAGAAGGAGCGGCCCAAGCTGCCGCTCTTGTGGCGGAACTCGATCAAGAAAGGGTGATTAGACGTGGCCGATACGCGGGGTATCCGAGCCGGGCGAGCCTTTATTGAGCTGGGCGTCAGTGACAAGCTGTCGGCTGGACTCAAGGCGGCCCAGAAGAAGCTCGAAGCCTTCGGCGCTGGGCTGCGATCGATCGGCACCAAGATGGCGGGCATCGGTGTCGCGGCGGTCACGGCGCTGCTGGGCACCGTGAAAGTCTTCAGCGACTCGGGCGATGCGCTCGACAAGATGAGCGCCCGCACCGGCGTGAGCGTCGAGGCCCTCAGCGAGCTCGGCTACGCGGCGGATCTCTCGGGCACGGACATGGAGACGCTCGAAAACGGCCTGCGGATCATGCAGAAGACGCTGACCGAGGCGTCGCAAGGCTCGAAGAGCGCGAACGAGGCGCTCGGGCGGCTCGGGCTCACGGTGCAGGACCTGGCAAAGCTCTCGCCCGACGAGCAGTTCAAGCTGCTGGCCGACCGGATCTCCCGCATTCAGGACCCCGCCGCGCGGGCGGCGATGGCGATGGACCTGTTCGGCAAGGCGGGGACGAAGTTGCTCCCGCTCATGGCCGCCGGCGCGGCGGGCATCAACGAGATGCAGGAACAGGCCCGCAAGCTCGGGCTCACCGTGAGCACGGAGACGGCCCGCGACGCGGCGGAACTCAACCATGCGCTCGGCACGCTCTGGAAAGTCCTCAAGCAGGGCGTGTTCACCATCGGCGGGGCGCTCGCGCCCACCATCAAGGACCTGACCGAGCGGATCACGCGGATCGTCGTGAGCGCCACGGCGTGGGTGAAGGCGAACAAGGAAACAGTGGTCTGGGCACTGAAAGTGGCCGCTGCCGTGGCGGTCGCGGGCATCGCGATCATAGCGCTCGGCTACATCATCTCCGGTATCGGCACAGCGCTGGGCATCGTGGCCGCCGTGATCGGCGGGATCGGCACGGCGTTCAGTCTCATCGGGGCCGCGATCGGGGCGATCCTCTCGCCCATCGGTTTGACCATCGCCGCGATCGTGGCGCTCGGCGGCACGCTCCTGGTCGTCACCGGTGCGGGTGGAGAGGCGCTGTCATGGCTTGGCGAGAAGTTCACGGAACTCAAAGACTGGGTCGGCAAGGTCGTCGGCGGCATCTCCGATGCGCTGGCCGCGGGCGACATCGCACTCGCGATCGAGATCCTGTGGCTGTCGCTCAAGGTCATCTGGCAACAGGGCGTCGCGGCGCTCAATAAGGCGTGGCTCGGGGCGAAGGAGTTCTTCGTCTCGACGGCGTACTCCATGTGGTACGGCGCACTGGCCGCCGCTGAGATCGTGTTCCACGCCCTCGAAGTCGCATGGATCGAAACTACCGCCTTCCTCTCCAAGACCTGGAGCAACTTCGCCACCGGCTTCCAGATGATCTGGGAGGAGGCATCGTCCTGGGTC